ATAAGTTTGAGCAAAACGGTATTCTTGTATCTGTTTCTTCTATTGACAGTCTTCTGGTTGCCAACAATAAGATTGCTCTTTATAGTTGTTATGCCGGCTTAATGCCCAAACAGATCATTCCTGAGAGTGTTTCCGATGTGGATGCTTTCGCCTCTATGTTCAAGTACAAAAACAGCTCTATCTGTTGTAAAGTGGACAATCTGTGCGGCGGTAAAGGCTTCGCCGTTGTGGATGACAAGAAGTGCAATGATACCTCTCTATTCAACAAGTTCGGAGAAAACAGATACATATCCTTGCTTGATTTGAAATCCATCGTTGACAATGGTAAAAATAAGGTTATCCTTCAGCAGAGAATCGAAGGACTGGATTACACCGTTAGTGCGCTTGCAGACAAAGGAGTAGTTACTCATATCTGCGGTTATGTCGGCTACATGATGGCTTTCGGCTCCATTATGTATGGAGAAATCCAGTCCAACGACATGGCGTATGATATTGTCAGCAAGATTGTGAGAGAACTTGAACTTGATGGTAATGTGGCTTTTGACTTCATTCTGAAGAAGAGCGGCAAGGTGGTACTGCTTGAAATAAACCCGCGTATCAATGCCTCTCTCCCGTTTGTACGTCATGCAGGTTGCAATATGGTTTATTTGCGATGCAAACAATTACTTGGTTATGAAATTCCATCCACATATGAACTAAATTATGGATTAAAGATGAAAAAGTTCTATGACACCCGGTATTACGTTTAACATATACGTCATGTCATATCAGCGACCTCATAAAATAATGACTAAGAATTGCCTTGAATACTGTACTTATGTCGTTAGGGAAGAAGAAGCTGATGCTTATAGAAATGCCGGCATAGATGATATGCTTGTCATTCCTAAGGATGCCACGCTTGAATGTGGCGGCAAGGTACATAGTTTCATGTCAACGCTATATTGGATAATTGAAAACACACCGGAGGATGTGATATTTGTTGCCGATGATGATATAAAGCGTTTCTGTTATCGACTTGACAATTATACTGCCATCACAGCAGAAAACT